AACATCAATTCTGCTTTCAAGAGTTGGGACGCTTAGATCAACAATGATCGGATCAAGATCTGCTGTCTTAGTTGCCTTAGTATCAATTTGAGGTAAGGTAAGATCAATGATGATCGGACTGACAGATATCACCTTCTCTGCGTTTGTTTCAATATCAACAGAAAGCTCTAAGTCTGGTACATCAATATTACCACCAACACCCACTTCAAATTGTTCTAATGAAAGGTCGGTAGTGATAGGATCGAAAGCAACAGGAGTGTCCCAATAGAATGTAGAGGAAAGACTTAACGACAGTAAGAGTGTCTCTAATGAGATTTCTACCGGAGGTTGAGGGGTTGGTGTGTAGTCGTCGTTTGTATCATCTACACCACGGGTAAGGTTTCTAGTTACACTACGTCCAAGAGGTGCTTCAATATCAACAAATCAAGTTACAGGACCTCTCTTAGAGGGAGGAGGCGCTGGCCTTACGTTTGGACGTAAGGGAGTTTCATCAATATTGATATTGGTTGGCACTAAACACCAAACTCCTTTATCTCACCTGTGTTCGTAAAGGCGAACTTTGGACTAGGAATATATGTTTCTAAAGTAATGCTAATAGCCTTTTGAAGTACCCTATCCCCTGTGTCCGCAGCAGTAAGACTTCCCATCTCTCTCTCACTATTTATGAAAGCTTTATTGTGAACTGAGTATTGAGTTTCTATATTAATGTCTGGACTGAAGAGAGAAAAAATGCTAGACCTCATCATGTCCATATCTGCTTTATACTTTGCCCATATATTAACTTCATAGGTTATGTTAATAGGTCGAGGAGGCATACTCAACACCCTAACTGCTCGCAACCTGTTTTCATCCCAACCAGTTTCAGTTATAAGATTCTGATATCTCATTCTCTCAGGATCGGAGTCTGTTTGAGTTTCAACAATTGTGAGCATCGGCAGGACTAAAGTATTATCTGCTTTAAGCCTACCTGCAATTCTTTCTGGGTTGCCATGAGAGCAATTAACTTTAACACGATTACCATTACCGTCGATGTAGTATATGCTTCCGAAGATATGCAACATACTCCTCAAACTTTCTTTGTAAACGTTATCTATTACAGGTAACAACTTCGTTGTTGTCATCTGTTTAATTCTATTTCTAACTTCAAGGGTGCCAGATACATTCATCAGTATCTACCTCCAACTTGATCAGGACGATCAAAGAAACTTTGGTTATGTATATCCTGAGTATCTCTCAGGAGCTTCGCATGAACCATTAAATGATAAACACCATATGCTTCGAAGCTGTCCTCCTGCACTTCAAAAACTTCAAATTTCATTTCTTGAAACTCAGGCTGTAGAACATCACCTATGGCAACAGAGCGTCCCATAATATTTTCAGTGTAAGATTTGTTAAAAACGAACACTTGATCAATCTGCATCTCCACACCAAATTGAGAAAGATTCTCTTCAATTGGACGAGGATCATAATGAGCCCACAATGTCACTGGCTCATGTGCAATTGTCTTCTGTCTCGACTCTTGATAAACGTCATCAACATCATTGGATGGAATGTATTCGAATACTTTGATGCGAGAGCCTGATAACTTAATGTTCTCAGCGTCCACCATATTAAATAAGTTCTTGTCGTTCTTCTTCTTGAACAACGACAGCCTTGTATCCCTCTCATCAGGGAAATTAGTGGGAGGTGTGTTTACCTTGAATCTAGTCATTAGAAGATATCAAATAAAGCAGGACCTTCAATAGCTGTGGTAAGCTCTTCCACAAGCATTTCTTTTTCTCTCTGAGCCTCGGCAGACAACTCAGCCCCATTCAATCTCGTGCCGCCTCCTGGTCCCGGTAAGGTTGCATACTTCCCTCGAATGCCGCCTAAGATTTCTTTAGATAATGCTAATGTGTATCTTTGTAGCCAACTCTTGTATGCGTGGTGAAGTGTGTTAGGGTCAAACGCTCTAAACTCTAACAACACATCTTCATCATTGTTTTCAGGCACAGGCCAGATATGTAAGAACTTGTTGTTTATGAGTTGCCATGTAGACATCTGACCTAAAACATTCTTAACCTGTTTCAGGTATTGTTGCATAAGAAGATACTGGCTAACATTATAGTTATTAAATAAGCCAGTATTCGTAAAGAACATGATAGCAAAATCATACTCAAGCGAGCCAGGGCTCGCCCCAAATTTAAAGAAGTCTCGTCTGTACCAACAGTCATTTAAGTTGTCCGCAATCTCCTGTGGAAGCTCGTAAACATTCTTATTAGCTTCTGTCTTGAACACAGCATATTGAGTCATCCAATCAGGTGCATGATACTCAAGCTTAGATATGGCCTCATCAATACAGATCTGTATTTGAAAGTCATCAAGCTCAACATCAATGACAGGGTGGCCTAACTTAGCTAAGACATAGTCTTTAACAGTTCGATTAAAAGTCTTGAACTCGTTTACGTCCTTGGCATCTTTGTTGTTAAGATCAGTATCCTTAGGACTTTTGTAGTCCTTTAACTTGTCACCACCATAAGTCCCATAAGAAGAACCGTAGGATCTTACTGTAGGTACTACTACTTTGTCTCCGTATTCAGGCATATCAATAATATTTACCCTAGAAATGAAAAAAGGGCTCAGTATAAAACTGAGCCCTTTCTTCCGTTATTAAACTACTAACTAGGGATTAATAGGACCCTTAGTATCGTAGTAACCCGGCGAGACGAAAGGTTCACCACCAGCGGTGGTTTGTCTGAAGATCTCAGGCGTCAGGAAGTCCGAACCCGTGCCGATCAGTCGAATCACGCGGTAGAAGCGCGAAGCCGGTTGAACCGCGACCTTGCCGTAGCGAGTCAGGATACCCTTTCTCGGCTGGAAGGTCTCAGGATCCGTCACCGTATCCAGAGGCTGGACCGGGATGTATGGGCAGTAGAAGAAGCCCGCATCCATCGCGTTGCCACCCTTGTAGCCGACGATGATTTCATCTTCTGGGAACATCGGGTCGATGACCAGATCATACTTACCAGCGAACTTACCAGCGTATTGAATTTGGTTGCCACCCATGTTAGTCGGGGACATATCCGAAGGCATACCACCTTCAAGCTTCGCAGCCGACTCAAGCATCGACGCGATAACCGGCGAGGTGATCAGGACATTACCAGGACCGCGCAGTGTCGTACGGTAGATGTCAGTGCTCGCAAAGTTGATCAGAGCTAACACGTTCGAGTAAACATGACCCAGCGTTTGCGGAGCAAAAGCAGTGCCTGTCGCAGCAAAGTGCTTGAGGTCCATGACGTAGACATTCGAGTAACGACGGTTGATACCGTTGCCAGCACCGACGCTATCAGCTTGAAGATCAGCTTCTTCATTCACCAGAGCATCGTTAAAGTCATACTCGTAAGCGCCCGCAACGAAAGTTCCGCCAGTTCCCGAACCATTACCAGCACCACCGATGTCTGGGAAGTCATCAGCGCCACCTTGGTAAAGCGATTGCAGGTACCAACCACCAAAGGCACCACCGAGAGCAGCAGGACCATAGGCAATCATACGAATATCTTCGATCAGTTCACGGTCGATTTCCAGGTTCATTTCCTTCGAAAGGAGGTCCGTGAGTTCAGCTTCCATATCCAGGTTGTGGTAAGCCTTCAGGTCTTGAGCGGCTTCCAGGGTCCAAAGGGCTCTCATCTTACGCTCACGCGCTTGAACCGTTTGCTTCTGAATGTGCATGTTGACTTCAGGAATCTCGTTGTTCTTCAGTCTTTCAGCCGACGAAACCGAGTAGCCGAGAATAGTAGAAGACAGTGGGAACGCAGCAAGCTTACCACCCATCGTGGTGTTTGGAGAACCTTGAGTGTCACTGATGACGTTAGAAACATCAAAGCCATCCTTAGCAATTTCGCGGGTTAAACCACTAGCGTATTCACCGTCAGGCTCCGACCAATCTTGATTATCTGGGAAGCCCGAGATCGAGCCGATCTTGCCCGTAACGAGGTTACGCGGCGTGATGTTGAACTTCGAGTACATCACTTGCTCAGTCGAGCCAATAGCACGCGAGTTACCCATGTAGAAGATCTGCGAAACCGGGCCGTCCATCGTCTGGGTGGCACCAATCTTGTTGAACATCAGTTCTGGGTATGTGCGGCGGATAAGCGGGAAGGCGAACTTTTGGAAAGTGCCAATCTTACCCGTTGTCGTAGCGCCAGGGCTTAACGACTCTTCGTTCAGATTCTGCTTCGTGAATTCTTTGGCTTGGTTTTCAAAGAGACGAGCAGTCTGGTACGCGATGTGATCATCCCCGATACCTTCAAGGAGTGGTTCCCAACGCTTCACTAATTCGTTTCTATCTAATGCGGTCATATTAACCTCTTAAACTGTTGAGTTTTTCTAACACGCCTTGATGGATCCACTCATTGTCGG